TAGTATATGGCGATGGTAATGGATATAGCATTCTAGGATTCGTATTAGTAATAGCGAGTGTATTGATGATTTGGCAGAGTCAAGACTAATGAATTTCAAAACCGTACTCGGACATGGCAACTCCAATGCTAAACTTATGGTCATTGGAGAAGCTCCTGGCTATAATGAAATACAAGCCGTATGCAAATGCAATGGTACCGAGCATGGTTTGCCATTCATTGGCAAGTCTGGTGAGATGTTGGACAAGATGTTATCTTCAGCGGGGATTTCAAGGTCCGAAGTCTTCGTGGATAACGTTGTTCCAATCCAGCCACCAGATAATAAGATTAGACGATTGAAAGAACTCGGCGTAACCGAGGAAGATTTTTATCCACGCATTACTAAAGTAATTAATGCGATTAAACCTAATGTTATTTTAGCCCTAGGCAATACCCCGCTAAAGTTTCTGACGGGAAAAAACGGTATCACGAAATATCGTGGATCAATTCTACTTTCCCCGAATACAGGATGCAAAGTAGTCTCAACAATCCATCCTGCATTCTTGTTTCATTCAGAATCAGAAGACGATGAGGGAGGATCACACAAATATTCGACCCGATATTACATGCAGCTTGATGTAAACCGAGCGGTACAGGAATCTAAATATAAAGAGTACAAGGTTCCTCAGAGAAACGTTAAGATTATCAAAGATTCTCTGGCGCTCTACGAATTTATTAAACAATTCGCAGGGCATAAACGTTATGCATTGGACATTGAGACCAGAAAATCCATCCCAGTTTGTTTAGGCATCGCCCCAAATCCAGACTTCGGTGTGTCAATTCAGCTTGTGAATATTGAGGAATCAGATTATAGGATTCCATATCGTGAATTGGCAGAGATGTATAAACTCTTGGATGTATTTCTATCCGATCCAGAGAAAGAGTTTATCGGACAGAACTTTAAGTTTGACGATCAGAAATTAGAATCAGTATCCGGCCTGCATATCCACCACCTTTTTGCTGATATCATGCTATTGCAGGGAATCGTAAATCCTGAGTTCCCGAAAGGTCTAGATTTTATCGCGTCGATCTACACACGCGAACCATATTATAAGGATGAAGGCCGGGAATTCCGATACGATAAAGACCCAATTGACCAACTCTTTACGTATAACGTCAAAGATGCATGTGTTACATTTGAAGCGTACAATGCTTTAATCTCTGATGCCAAAGAATATGGGCTTCTAAACTATTTTGACTTTAAGATGCGGCTCCATGAATTTTACATGGGGATAGAAGCTGAGGGATTTCAAGTAAATGAAAAACTTTGGTCAGAATTAATCATTAAGTACAAAGATCAGGCGGATAAGAATTCAAAACGTCTCCAAGAATTGGCCGGCTTCGACATAAACGTTCGATCCAATCCTCAGGTTTTCAACCTGATTACAAAAGATTTGCATCTGCCCGTTAAAGTTTCTTCGATAACTAAAAAAGGAGAAGAGCGTGGCTCAGTTGGGGAGGAAACACTAGTCGCGCTTTTAGGAAATCATGCGAAAGATGCACGTACAAAAGAAATTATCAATATCATCATTGACAACCGACGGGTTCTTAAAACCCTCTCCACCTATCTTAGCGCCTACCCCGACGGAGACGGTAGAATGCGAACGTCCTATCGCATTATCGGCACAGAAACGGGACGAAGTAGTACCTCAAAATGTGACCCACCCGTCCGGCCGGTCAAAGGTTTTGGGCTCCCGTTCCAAGTAATGACCAAACATGGCATTATTGGGTCGGACGTTAGAAAAGCATTTGATGCCGACCCGGGCTATGTTATTTTTGAAGCTGACTTATCACAGGCTGAGGCGCGTATCGTTGCATTGCTCGCAAGAGATGATGAAACCCTCCATCTTTTCGACCATGAAGATATCCATACTGTCACATCTTCATGGATTTTTGGTTGCAAACCAATTAGAGATGTAGACAATGTAAGCGAAGATAAACGGTTTATCGGTAAGACATGCCGACATGCTGGAAATTATGGTGAAGGTAAGCGTAAATTGATGCTTACTGTCAACGCGGATGCTCGACGGTTTGGCATTCCTATCTCTATTTCGGAGAAAAATGCCGGAGACATTCTAACAATTTTCCATGGCCGGACCCCGAAGATTAAGAAAGTATTTCACCTTGAAGTTCAAGCGGCATTGAAGCGTTTGAATCAGGTACTGACTAATCCATTCGGCCAGCGGAGGAAGTTTTGCGAGCGATGGTCTGATAAATTATTTAGAGAGGCTTATGCTTTTATACCATCGTCTACGGTTAAGGATCATCTTAGCCACGCTGGACTTCGTATTAAAGACGATTTGCCGGGCCTGCGTATTCTTGTTGAATCTCACGATGCGTTTGCATGCATGGTACGAGAAACTGAGATTGATTTGGTGGGGCGTGCATTCAAAAAGCACATGGAAACCCCAATAGATTTTTCGACGTGTTCACTTCCACGTGGTTTAATTAAGATTCCTTGCGAGGTTAAGATTGGTGGAAACTACAAGGAATTAAAGGATTATAAAATTGGAGAATGAACCTAAGTCGCGTAAATCAGATGGCATTCTCTCTGCCATTATTGCTGCACATTACGATTCCGATCTTAAAGGTATGACATTTAGTTTTTTATTTGTACCAAATACTGCTGAACCTGCTGAAGTAGTTACATCTTTGCTACAATACCTTCAATCTATGGCACAACGTAAGGTCAAAGAAGAGGCAAAGAACAATTGAAACCAATTACCCACGACCACATCTGTCCCAAATGTCATCGTAATTATGAATGTACAGAGTCGGTATGTGAGGATAAGACATGGGTTAAATGTTACAATTGTACAGAAGGTAAGTCGAATCGATTTGAGCCTAGTTTGAAATTGAAAGCCCAATGAATTTAATCGAATCCGTTTTGGACATGACGGATGAAATCGAAACACCTAGATCATACATTAAGTGGGCCGTCCTAGCTGCAATTTCAGCAGTAATTAAGAAAAAAGTTTGGACTGAGAAATACGCCTATCGCGTATATCCAAATATCTTTGTAATGCTTGTCGGCCCGCCCGGGATTACAAAATCATATGCTACAGATATTTCAAAACGCATGGTCAACGCGGTAAATAATACCCGAATTATATCAGGAATGAACTCAATTGAGGGTATGATTCATAAAATGTCGGAGGCGTATCTTGATGTTCAAGGTGTACCGGAGAAAGGGACTAACGTATTCATTGTGTCTAATGAGTTTACTAATCTCTTGCTGGATAATCCACAGGCATTTTCGATCTTAACTGAATTATATGATTCTTGCTACGGTGATGAATGGAAAAAGACGCTAAAGTCTGGTTCTTTGGAACTTAAAGATCCATACATTACAATGATTACGGCTACGAATACCGCGCACTTTAATGACAAATTAAGACAAGTCGATTTGGAAGGTGGGTTCATCGGCCGGACCATGATTATTCTTGAAAAAGACAGACATCGAATTAATTCTCTAATTCGTAAACCTAAAAAGACATTTGATATAAATTTAATTAAACCAGAATTAGCTAGAATTGCAAAATTAAAGGGTGAATTTACGTGGGACCATGAAGATACTATGGTATTCTTTGAGGATTGGGACAAAGAATTTAAGACACAAACAAAGAATGATACAACTGGTATTTACAAGCGGATGAATGACAGTGTAATTAAAGTTGCAATGTTAATGACGATGGCAGAAGGTGATGATTTAATTTTTACAAAGCCACGATTAGAACAAGCTATCTTTACATGCGGACAAATCATTACAAATATTAAATCAGTCACAGCAGGCGTAGGCGGAGCGGCAAATAGTGCAGCAATCTATAAATTCATGCAAGATTTAATCAATGCACCAGACCATAAAATGGAACATAGCGATGTATTAAAGCGTAACTATGCACACTTTGATACATATGAGTTAGCTAAGATTGTAGAGACTTTAGCCCAAGCTGCTGTAATTGAGATTCAGCCAGTTGGGAATAAAAAATACTATGTAATGACAGACGTTGCCATTACAAATTACATGAAAGAGAAGGGGACGATATGATTGTTCCAGATGATTTTGATTTAAATCAGCTCCCACAAGAAGAGCGTACAAATAATCCAATAAAGAATTTAATTGAGGCTCTTAAACATATAAAGCAACCTGAGAAAGAAGCTAGGACCCAGGTAGATTCACCTTCGGTAGATTCACCTTTGGAAACTTAACAATAGGTTGTTTCCCTTTACGCTCAACCGGAAATAGATTCTCAGCTATCTTTCGCCCGGAGACAAATGGCGCAGGAAGATTTGAAACTAGATTCTTTAATGAACCACGGAAACGCCAATCTCCCTTTTCGACACCTTTGGTTATATCCCCTCGAAGGTTCTCTGCTGTGTCAACTAAAAGACTCCCGGCCGGGCCAATTGGTACTTGCCAAAATTTCCCCGAAGCAGCTTTTTCTAGTACGTTTTGAAAGATCCCTAGCCCACCTACCATACTTAGATTTTGCACCGCTCGCCAACCTGGAGAAGAAATTGGAATTCTTTTCGACCGGGTCGCAGCTTGAAGTTTTTGTAGCCATTCCTTATCGTCGAAGTCTTCGTCTCCGGAAGCAGCTTCTAGCATTCTCTTTAAAACTTCGTCCTCTTCATCCTTCCCTGGAATTACGCTTTTTAAGACTTCGCGTAAATCGGCTACACCCTCACCGGCTAATAATCCAATTGCCGCAAACCGGGCAATCTGCCCAAAATTCTTGACAGGATGTTTAAACATGTCACTTACAAACTTGGCGTGGGCATAAGCAAATGAGGAATACTGAGTTGCCATTTTTCCTAGTGGTGACGACGCCCATAGGGGTAGATCCAAACTCCCGGTGCGAAATTGAGTTTTATCCGCAATTAAACGACCTGCCTCTGAAAGTAGTTTTGGATCATCTAACTTCAATCCTAGGCTTTCAATTTGTCGTTTTGCATAAGAGTTACCTTTTAACGCGTCTTGAGCTAACAGACGTCCAGCTACGTTAGCATGTACACGCATGACCTTATCCATTGTAGGCACGCCATGCATATAGCCTTTATCGCCTAATGCTTTAGAAACCTCATGTGAGATATTGGGCCATAAAGCGCCTGTACGTGTAGCCTCTAGAACTTCTGGTTTAAAATTCTTGAGAGTCTGCCATGCGGCACGGGTAGCACGTCTAAAGCCTACTGTAGAGGCAGTATGAGCCGCCTGAGCAGGTTGGTAAACGGCAGCGAAGGCAAGGTCACCCAACGCCGTTACCTTGCGTAGGCGGTCAGCAAAGCGCCCTGGCGTAGAGGACCTCTCTCGGCCCGTCACACGGCTTATAGCTTTTTCAACATACTCCGCAGTTGGTTTTTCCCCCCTAAACTTCTTACCAGTTACCTTAGATAAATCCTTTCCAAGATATTTAACCTCAGCTACACGTCGGGTAGCCTCACTAATATATTCTTCTAGAACTTTAAAGTCACGGCGGAAATCTAGCTTATTTCCTTGGCGTGATTTTTCAAGGTGACCTAATGGTTTGTTTTTTGTTCCGAAAGAACGGGGAGAAACTTCCCATTCCCATTGATTTTCATATTTCCTAGGAAAGTATCCCTGTCGATATCCAACCAAAACTTTGTTTGACTCTGCAATGTCGGCAATATTATCAAGTGTGGCTCGAAGCTTATCTGCAACTTGCTGTTCATGTGAATCAAGGGTGACTTTTTCTCCGTCCAGGAATCTAATAATTTTTTGTTCACCTGCTTTATTAACTCCCTGAGTAGCTTCCCTTACATCTGCGATATTTTCAGAGGCAACCTTGGTATGGAAATCATCATAGGCTTTTACTCTCTTACCAATACGAGGATTAGTCTTAGCTAGGTTGCGTAACGTAGGCAGGAACATGCGCTCTAAGACAGATAGAGTCTTTAATTTTCCGCCCTCTTTTTTCGGAGTCTTAGGTCCTTCCTCTTTTGGAATTTCAGTGGGAGGAATCGTGGGAGGGGGAGGTGTAGTAATTTGTGTAGGTTGAGACTCAATAGGTGGAGTTTGGAATTTAGGCGGAATCTCAGCCTTCGGAATTACATTCTCAGTCTTAGGAACCAAAGTTAACTTAGGAGATGGGGCTTTAACCGCAGCCAATTGTAATTCATCAAAGCTAGTTTTCTGTTCAGGCGTCATCTTTTGGCGCCAGGATTTATTCCCGTATTCTTGTTTAAGATCAGAAACAAAAGTAGCTAATTCTTCCTTAGGTGTAAATTCAGGCCCGGTCTTAGTACGTTCAGGCAAAGCTAAATCTTCTAATCCAAGAGTTTCTAAAACTGAATCTAAACCTTTAGTCTCTAATGCTTGATTTAAAGTTGTATCGGCATTCTTAAAGGGTAGGACTTTTGATTCCGGAGCAATTTCAGGAGCCTGAACAACAGTAGGCTTAGGAGGCTCAACTGACATTACATCAAAAGGAACTTCTACGATTGGTGACTCACCGCCTAATTCTCTTAAAATGTCTTCAATACTTTGCCCTGTATCTTCAGCTTCATAAACATCAGCTTGAATTTCAGGTGCATCAACTGCGCGATTAACCCATTCATTAGGCAATACTGTATCGAATCGAGTAGGCTGCCCTAAACGTGCAGCTTCAGACCGACCTGCTTCGAATACTTCTAAGGGAATTGTAACTTTCTTTACATCTCCATAACTTGCTGCCCGGCTAGAATCAGTAGACCAAAAAGTTCCATCCCCACCAGAATAAACATCAACCATTTCAGGCTGAACTTCTACAGGAGTAGGAGTCTCAACTCTTGGAGCCTCAACTTGTGGAGCTTGAATCTTAGTTGGAGCTTCTGCTTTGGGGCCAAATTCTAAACTTGTATTGGGTGGAGTAATCGGAGTTGGAGTTTCAACCGTTGGCCCACCAGCGAAGCCAGATGCCGATAATCCACCAAATCCTACCCCCATTAAACCCTCAAGAATTTGTCCAAAGTTTTCAGGGTTAATACCCTGTTGAAAAATATTTTCCCCACCTTTATATAATTCTGGTAATCCACCAGCAAAGCCAGAAATAGCCCCCATACCAGCCAAGCCTTTTTCAATTCCTTGAGCCACTCGGCCGGCCAGGCCACCCGCCCCAACAAGAGCACCGGGAATATTTGTAGGATCTGACAATTCTTCTAAGGCTTCTCCACCAATTTTCTCAATAGCTTTTAAGGCATAAGGATTTGTGATTCCTGCTTCTTCTAAAGCAAGATCACGCAAAGATCCACCGCCTAGCGTAGAAATACTAGGCGGCTGGACTTGAGGATTTAAAGCTTCTGGCAAATCGGAATAGTAACCAGCAGCAATATTTACTGGTTTCTGAGCCAAGCCAAATAGCTCATTAATTACGCCCGTACCAATCTTGCTCATTGGGCTAAATGGCGAGATCGGCCCGGCGGGCGTAGGTATCGTTAAATTAGAATACCAAGGTTGTTCCTCGGTTTTATATTGTTCGATACCCTGAGTAAAAGGATTGACGAAAGCATTATAGACACTACCGCCAATGTCTGATCCAACTTGGCTAGCCCAATCTATTCCTTCGTCCCACCAACTCATTTCATGATCCCAATCTTCTTATAGATTTCCTGTAAACGAGCCTGAGCTTCAGGTGGCATCTTACGAATATTTAGATTACCTCCAGAATCTAAATATTGTGAAAGAATAGGATCAGATTGAATTGCAGCACCAGCTTGTAATTCTAGCATGGCAGCGCTGGGTTGAGACTGGTTATAATTTTGACCCATAGGCCCAAAAGGACTACGGCCAAAACTACCCATACCAGACATAATAGAGCCCAAATAACGCATAGGATCGCTAGCGGATTTTTGCTCAGTTTCAGCACGTAACCGTTGCGTCGCGGAATTATATTGCTCAACGCTAATTCTCTTCTCTTGTAATGCACGATCCAAAGCAGCTTGTTGCATTTGGTTTTCTAGAATCTTGGTACGTAAATCTATATCTTGGCCCTTCAATCCCATTTCCTGCCCAAATTGGGAAGCTTGCTGACCAAGTTGTTCACGTTTAAATCCAAGTTCCTGTCCAAACTGCGTAGCTTGCCGCTCGTCTGCAGCAAATTGACGTTCTAATCCAAGTTTAACTTTTTCAATATCTGCACCACGAGCCAGATTTTCAGCTTTAAGTCTATAATCTTGTAGTGCCTGATTATACGGTAGATCCTGCATTTGCTGTACAAATTGGAATCCAGCACGTGGGTCTTTTTGAGTATAGCCAGTGGCAATTCCACCAATTGCAGTTAGGATTTTCTGCCACAATGGCTGATTGAAATCTTCACGCTGTGGTGGAGCCTGCTGTAAGAAATCTAAATAAGAGCTCTGGGCCGGCGTTGAATAGGATTGAGCCGGATTAAAATTGGAGAATTCCATTTGAGGCTGGTATAGCCTCAGCATGGAATTTCCTAATTGGTCATTCCTAAACTGTTCAACTGGAAATTCACTGCCAAAATCAAACAAGGCCATGGCTAGTCTCCAACATAATCAGGAAGTTTGATTTCTACGTAATTTATTAGTGCCGAAATGTTAGGAATAAAGGAAGCAACTTTAGGGCAAAATACAGTATTAGGTAAATCACGATCCATACAATGAGTACATACAGGGAAATAATCAGGATTAAACGTGATGTTCTTAAATTCTTTGTATCCATTAGTTTTATCGTATCGTCTTACATCGTACGGTACCTGGAACTCTTCAATATATTCCCAAATATCTTTGTCAGTAAAATTAGCTAGGGGGAATACTAAACCAGATTGTCTAGCAACCAATTTAACTTTACCAAGAATTGGATCAATGTCAGAACTCTTATGTCCAATAAAAGTTAGATCCCACGGATAACCAAAAGATCCACGTGGTTTACCATATAGATCCAATAAACCACAAAGATAATCTTGGCCCGGCTCCCAATCTCTCACTCCCGTAGGTAAATAGCATGTCCCATCTTTTACTTGATAGAAGTTAGCTATTTCTTTCATCTCACCGTTTACCACGAATCCAGTATTAAGTGGAGCATAATCATAAACTACATAATTGTTTTCTAGGATGATACGATTAGCAAACTCATATTTAGCTGGAAAGAATGGCTCACGATGAAATAGAATTGGTAATTGAAGGTTACACTTTTTAATCAAATCAAGTAGAACCATGGAATCCTTACCAAAACTAGACATAACTATAGGATTCTTATATAGCTCTACTTGATCTTGGATTAACTTTTTTGCGTCTTCTACTAAAGCAATATTCATAAGGCAATAATTACGGGTGCAGCAACAGCAGCCCCTTGCATTACACGATCCATTCCACTAGGGCCTTGTGGACCTTGCCCCATTGCGCCTAATTGTCCCATATTTCCTAAACCAGCTTGAAGATACATTCCAACTTCACCGGGTACATCTGTACGTAAATTAGATAAACCACCTAAAGTTTGTAATTGAAGCTGTGCAAGTTGTGCCGCAGAAGCGGCTGATCCAGCACGAGCACGTTGTGCAAGATTAGCCATCATTCCTTGTTTTTGTAAATTAAATGCAGCATTAGCCGCCGCAGCTTGAGCCGACTTTTCACCTAATTTAATTTCAGTATTTAATACAGCTTCCTGGCCTTGCTGAGCTTGTTCTCGTGCAAGCTTAGCCATCTGAGACGTAAAACCAGGATTATATCCACCCTGAATATTTTGGAGACGAGTTTGCTCGGCCTTGATTCTATCATAAAATCCAGGCAAAACAGACATTTCCCGTGTGCGGATATCACGTCCTAATTGGCCGGCCCATGGATTTCCAGGACCAGATAAGGCAGCGATGCCAGCTAAATTTGCACCACCCCCACCGCCACCTCCGCCTCCACCAAAGCTACCAGATTGCAAATTTCCGAGAAGATTTTGATATCCACCAAAGGCAGCATCAAAAACCTGATTAGAGCGACCCTGAGATCCCTCAAGGTTATTCATAATATTGCTTTGCATTGCGGACTGCTGCGGCAATATTTGAGCTTGGGCTGGAGATTCTTTTTTGCCGCCCATCTTATCCTCCCCACGAATAACGTTTAATGCCACCTTGGGGTAAAGTATAATTTTGTGCTTGAGATGCTTGTGGTGCCTGAGCCCCACGATTAGCCATCATTTGTGCAAACATTGGATCCAATACACCAGCCATTCCAAACATTCTATCAGTTGTAGAAGGTTGTGGCGGGCCCTGCTGTTGTCTCTGTGGCCCCCGCATGTTTGCTAAGCCAGCTTGTAAATACATATTAGCTTCGCCGGGCCTATCGGTTCTAAGTTTTTCCATATCGGCTAAGCCACGCAATTGTGCAGCAGGAAGCTGATTTTCAATCCCTTCACCGGCTTGCAGACCCTTTAGAAGATTGCCATATCCACCAAATGCCGCGTCAAAAACTTGGTTGGATCGGCCTTGCGAACCTTCAAGGTTCTGCATTATATTTTGTTGAAATGCCTGCTGTTGAGGCATCAACTGGTTTTGGAAGGCGTTATCTTTTGATCCACCCATCTTATAATCCTAAATGCAAAACCGGGCCACGATCCTTCATGCCATACTTATCCATAAGTATCGACTTGAAATGATCGTCTAAGACTCCAACGTTTAATTCATCAAGACCAAAGCGTTTACAATCTCGAATTGCTTTATCCATCATTAACTTGAACGCTTTAGCTTGCTCAAACTTTGAATGTCCTTTATCAAGAAACATCAAAGCTTCAGCAAACATACGAGTCATACCATATCCAATTAGATGACCATTCTCAATTACTACATCAGTAATCAAAAATTTACGCGCTGGAATACCCAAATCACCTTTATGATATTTATTCCATAAAGCGTCGATTTGTGGCAAGTCTGATACTTTAAGCGAACGCTCAATCATTAGAACATCCTAGCTCTACGATTTCGTGGATCTTGCATTCCAGGGCGATTCATCATTCCTTGAGCTAAAGCTCCACCGCCTTGCATTCCACCACCTTTTGCAAGTTGGTTACCTAATTGGACCATCATTGGATTTGGGGCACCTTGCTGCATTTGCCCACCACCCATTCCACCACGAATTCCACCTTGAGCGGCTTGCATCGCTCTTTCTCTCATTCCACCCATTTGTGATCCAGGCATGCCTGAAGCCATTTGTCCCATTTGTCCGCCACCCATCATTTGTTCAGGCCGGCCATATCCACCCATTCCAGACATTGCAGCGCCATTGCCACCACCAAATGGATTTGGAAGACGATTTGCACCAGGCAGGCTTCCACCACCAAATCCAGCTGTAGCAGGATTTAGCATTTTTAGCGGATTACCACCGCCTGGGGTAATTTTTTGTAAGAAATCAAAGAAACCCATATTTTTCTCCTAAAAAGCTGTTACTTCAGCCCAAGCCATTTGAACAGTTAAAATGCCCGTACCTGCAGCCGGCCAGACTGTACGATTACGAATTACGATTCCTTCATTTTGAGCTAAGACAATTGGATGGTCCCCACCACCCATATCAAAATCCATTTCCATACCATCCATAGATGGCATAACTACTTCTTCTGTAGCTGCTGCTGGGTTTACTCTATTGCCTTTTCTAATACTCTGAGCAAATGGATGGGGATCTAAAGTAACCGTTCCACCGGCTAGAGCAGCCGTGGTAGCAATTCTAAGATCAGTAAATAATGTAGTACCCATTGAAGCTCGCATTTTAAAACTATTGCCAGTAAGCGTCAATGCGGTCCCACCAGTATGTGATGCAGTAAATGTTCTACCAATAACACCATCAAAACTTGTATGATCTGTCAAGGTTGCCGCAGTAAATGGCGTTAATGGTAAAAATCTAGTTTTTAATTTTGTAATAATAGCTAATCTAGTTGCATCTCCCCAGCGCGCAGAAAACACTACAGCATTAGCAGCTAAGGCAGCAGCTAATGTACCAGTTACAACTTGAAGTCTATAATGTCCTAAAGCTCCATAGGGTATAGGTTTAGCTGTAATATGTAATGGTACAGCAGCGCCTACGCCTACTTCAGTAAGGCTAGCAGAAACTCCGCCTTCAATTACAGCCATTAAAGCACCATATAATTAAATTTAACGTTACCACGAACCAGGCCAATTGGTCGTGCAAAATTACGGGTTCTAAAATCATCCGCCGGATTATTAGCTGAAGCTAAAGTTATAGATAATCTATCAGTTCTAGACCATCGCTCAGGAACGGATGAAACATAACCCTGAACCTTCCAATAAACTCGGGCCGAGCCAGTTCCAGGATATGCAATAACAGAAATTAAATCCATTTCTGCTTCATCTGCCCTGGTGCCTTTGCCCGTATAGGGACCATTAGCTTGAGAAATTAGAATCTTAGATGTAGGAGAAATGGATGCATCAGTAATCGTAAAATGCCCCTGAGTAGCCAATACTGAGCCGAGATCTTTTTCAATATTTGTAGCAGAACCTGAACCAGATGGAGGCGCTGCAAACGTTCCATCAGCACGTAAGAAATTAGTAGTGCCACCACCTGATGCAGGAACTAAACCTTTTAAGGCTGACGTAAAAATATCTAAAATTGCAGTAGCTTGAGTTGCTGTTAAATCTGTAGGATCACCAGTTCCGGCACCAACTGCCCTGCCTTTAATTGTACCTTGGGCCATATCTCCCAGTTTAACATTCGAAATAGAATTATCAATGACATTGGCAGAAATAGTAGGGGTAGCATCATCATATACTAAATCAATTGTAGCTGTATCAAGTAAAATATTACCAATCGCATCTTGAGCTAATTCATCGGTATATTGAGTAATAGAAGATGCAATTTGGCCACTAGCAATAGAAATACCAGAGCCAGCACTTAATTCTTCAATATCTCCAGAAGCAGCAGTTGTACGCCCAAGAATTCTAGCAGTAGAAATATTTTGTATCTTACCAAACGTAACCTGATCGTTATTAATATCAGCAGTATCTACTAATTTTGCTGCCGCATCTTCAGCTCCTGCCGTGATATGTCTAAATCCTGTGCCAGTTGGAGTTGATCCCCCACCAGAAGCATTTAACGTAGTGCCAGTAATTGATAAATTAGTACCTAACGCTATTTCTTGTACATCACCAGCGCCAGAATCACCTCTACCTAATAATTTTGATGCGGCAGATACATCTTGTATTTTAGCATAAGTAACCTGGGCATCACCAATATCAGACGTAACAATTGGTGCAGTAATAGCTGCGGCAACTGCTTCTTGTAGCTTACGAATTGTTAAAGCAAACCAAGCAAAATTATTGGGCACGTAATTTACCACTTATTCCAAAGGACAAAGTAGCCAACGTAGCATAGACACGAATAACATCACCAGCATTTGCTAAATATTTTTCAGATGTATATATGTCATTTGCAGTAATTGGTGTATCATAAGCTTTGTATTGCTCATTAGAATCAGCAGCACCGCCAATTGCTAGACTCCATCTAAACGATGTAGCTATTGCAGAACGATTAACCACGGTAACAATAAATTCAAAAGTATTACCGCTAGGTACAGTATAAACGTCCGTTAAAGTAGTAGCAGATGGATTGGTCTGATCGTCTACTACAATTTCTTTCGGTAATAATGCAAAGCTATTAGACACGTTCTATACCAGTAATATTAAATGTTAGGGTAGCCAAAGTTGCATAAACTCGAACTACGTCCGCAGCGTCAATAAAGAATTCTGAGGATTCATAAACGTTATTGCCACTAATAGGAACATCATAAGCAATATATTGTGAATTTGCATCCGCAGCTCCATTAGGCGCTAAACTAATTCTAAAGCTAGTTGCAGTCGAAGAACGATTTACTACGATTACCTTTCCTCTAAATTGCGTAGAAGTTGGAACGGTATAAGCATCAGTTAAGGTAGCAGCAGATGGATTGCTTTGTGCAAGTTTATTGATTTCAAGGGGTAAAGGGGCCGTAATAATTTTAATATTTCCATCTTTGTCAATTACTCTAAAGCCTTCGCCATCATTGTATTGTAACGTATCATCTAAATCTAATACAGTCTTTAAAATAATTCTCGTCGTTACGTCATCAACAAATCGAACCGTTACAGTTGTTGAAGCAGCATTAGGATTATAAATGCTTAAAGATTTAAGCTGTCTCGTTAACGCGGTATCAGAAGGTGGGCTTAAAATTACTACTGGTGTTGTTCCATTTGAAGTTCCAGATTGATTCTCTGGTGAAATTTCCTGTTGTGGATCATTAAATTCTACGAAAGAAGTTAGAAATGTTAACGTAGAAACTGAGGCTCCGCCTAAAAGAAAATCTAAATATTCCCCCGCATCTGGTACACTTAAATCTTCGGCCCGGTCTAGAATAATCATTAAATTCTCAAAGAGACCCGTTTCATAACCACGTAAATATTTACAACTCCATTAATACCGCCAGACGCTGAGACAAATGATGCTAATAATTTACTTACATCTTCAAGAGTATTATCAACTCCATCAATCTCTTTAATCATCGCATTGAGTAAATCATAAAGCGTAGACTCTTTACGTGGTATTCGATTGAGTAAACCAGTAATGGTTAATTCGTTTTTTAATGCCATTATGCTGGTCTCTCAGTCCAAATTTCTTGACCATAAATCCACATCTTAGAAATAATAAATCTAGAATCTAATGCATTATCTTTTATTAGAGAAATACTAGCTTCATCTTCTACGAAATTTATTTTTTCTAAAATATTAGCCCGCGCGGGGCTTGGTATATCAATACTTGGAAATGACTCAACTACTGTATCTTCTGGGCCAATTAAAGCAACTAATAAAGTACATGGACCTTGTACTTCTAATCTAAATCCAGTAACTTGAGTTACACCACCAACTTGAGAAAATGAGCCAGGATAGGTTCGGAAGAATGCATCAATACCAGTATCATCTTGGCTATCATTATATCGAGTATGTGTTAATGAGAAGAAATAAACATTATCATCACTAGACCCAAGATGGAATCTTGTAGCATCAGCTTCTAAATTTGATTCAATGGAAGAAAAGATAGAAGTTGGTGCAATTGCAATAGGAGTAGGATCACATTCAGGCTCTTCATCTCCACCGCAAGGCTCACCTTGTGTTGGTTTGTAAACTTCCCATGGGCACCATCTAACGGTATCCCAATTTAATCCACGAGAATAATCCATCATATAGATTAACGTTGGGCCATCTATATCTGGATTACCAGGTAATAAAATTAACATTACTTTATTTTGTGGATCAACTGCTAATTCTACAAACCTAAAATTACCTGTTGCAAGACCATCCCAAACTTCTTTAATTTTCCAAGAAAGTGGTAAATCCCCATACGTTCCGGTAAAGAGATATAGGCCGGAACGGGAGGCAACGAATAATAAATCCTGTTGTGCTGAATCAGAGCCAAGAGAAACGCTAACTGAATGCGGTTCTGCTCCAATTGAATTGTCGATTCCATCGACTTCCCAGGTACTAGGTAAGTCACCATTATCTTGCGTGACATATGTTCTATTTGATTTATATGCATAAATAAGAGTGCGATATTCTGCTAAATTTTTAAGACCTTCCCCACCAGGTTTGATAATTACGAATCCATCAGTCTTAGAAAAACTTTCAGGCTCGCCACCTTTTGAAGCAAAGATTACAGTGTTATTAGATAGCTCATCGTTATCAGCATCGCCAACTACTGAAGTAGAATTTAAACCACAGATTAAAAGCCGGCCCGTAGATGTTGATAATAACGCGACTCCAGCGGGGACTTGCGACATGTTATCTTTAAGGAAGTCTGCTGAATCAACGAGGTCTGCATCAAAGAAGTTAATCGTAGCAGAAGTTTGCCCAACAGGAATAATTCCACCAGACGTATCAGGAATGAAAAATAATTCATATTGATTTGGATCACCAGAATATCGACTCTTTACAATTGCTTTCGAAGAAAGAATATGAATTTTAGTCGTACCAGCAGGAGGGCTAGCAGGAATACCTGAAACAGTTAATGCTCGACCTGCCTTAGTAGTTAAAAATACAGCAAAGTTAGTTCCAGTTGCAGTGGCCGGACCGGGCGATGTGATGAAACCAGATTCAGTCTCATATGCAATTGCGATAATATGATAGCCTTTTTCGATTTTTCCGGGCGGCTTACCAGTTACTTCAATTTTGAACGTACCACCAGCACCAGCAAGTGCAGAGATTGTAGCAGATGTAATCTCAGACCAAATCTCAAAAGTGGTAAAAGTTGTCGGGCCGGCACTCTTTACTTTATTTACATAAGTTTCAGTTTGAGCTTCTCCTGCCGCATCTTTTCCTACAATTACTAAAGTAAATCCAGTTACAGCACCACCAGTTTGTGTGAATTTAAGAGTAGATGGTGTAGGTGGAATGTAGGGTGATGTAGTTAAAGTTAATGCACCATTGGCCGGCGCCACAGGTGCAACTACGTCGGCAAGAGCAACAGTTGGAGTTAAAGTTGCAACAGTTAATTCAAAATCACTAGGTGGATCACCCGCTGCAATACGTGCAGTTGCTGCAACGCTAGGGTCGTAAACATATAAAGGAGTATCTTGTAAACCCTCGATACCATCATTTGGAGAAATATACGCCCGACCATATAATGATACCGCAGCAAAATCAGTCATTCCAACAATTGTAAGAATAGGAGTGACTACGCTTACTGTAGCATCATATAAAGTACCACCAGTTGTTAGAACGAGAACATGGTCATCTTCTCCAGGAATCTCGTAACGTTTAACACGTAAAATATCAGCAATCGGGAATTCTAAAATAAAACCACGTCGGGACTGAATAGACGAATCAATAAATTGTATATTTAAAGCATCAATCCAATGATTAGGCGGAACAAGATTCTTGTCTATATTCTTATAAACGCCACCAAAGTCGTCGATTAATTGAGATTCCATGATTTAAAATTTGGGGGGCTGTTAACCCCCCAAAAATTTAGCTAGGCTGCGCCGTTGAAATACCGCCCGTGTGGAAGTTACCTACCCAAATTACTTTTGTTGAAACTAGATTCTTGCCAGAGTTAATTGCACTAGGCATTTGAATTCCAGCAACAACTCCACTATTAGCATTGTTTCCATTTAATGAAAACCACTTAGTTGGAGCAGTACCAGCCTCATCATTCTCAAAAATACAATTTTGTACATTCAAGCCAAAGAACGTGACAGCAGCCGAACCACCAGAGCCAACATTTTCACCAATTGATTCTGCGGTTAGATCATGAAATCTGCATCCACGAATATAGATTTGAGTTGCACCCCCGAAATCTGTGCCTTGAAGTACAATTCCTTCTGTACCCCAACAAATTTCGCAATCCTCAAATAGAGCGTCTCCGCCTCTTCCTTCGGTATCAGCAGCTTCTGTAGCTACCGTGCCGGGCCCGATTAATACCTGTCTTAAACCACCCTCAAACTTACAACCATACGCGCGGAAACGTGATCCCGTTACGGTTAGTGCAACCGCTGAAGTTTCATCTTCACCAGCAACACCAACGTTAATTAAAGTAACATCGTCAGCGTTTACAACCATACCACCAGCATCTTCAGTAGTAGGCTCAATATACGCTGATCCACGACCACGATATCCGATAATTGTTAGCCCGGATAAAGTACGTGGAATCGTAACGGTTTCATCATACTGGCCCGGCCCTAGCAGAATATAAGCATTTGTAAGATCGGACCGACCTTCTAAAAGAGTTAGCGCTTGTGAAATTGTAGCTAAAGCAACTCCCTGAGAAGCCCCACTTCCCTGGTCATTTCCATTAACTGGATCTACCCAAAAAAGCTCAACTCCACCAACGCCTAATAGACTTAATGCACCTTGGTTGTCAAATAATCCGTGGAGAAAAGCCCATAAATTCTTTTGACCACCATACGCCGGAAATCCATTACCCATTTTATTCTCCTATTTCAGCCGTTAGGCCAGCGATCTTATGATCGCCAAAATAAGCGACTGCCATAACGAAATGCACGAAACGGTCTACGTCTTACAGGTAAAGCTTGTCTATTTTTTACCGCAGTTGAAATTAAAACTTCTAAAGCACTATTAGCATCGCCTGACAAAGTACCAGCTTTTTCAGCATTTCCACCAATTGAGAATGCAGCCAAAGCAGCAGTACGTGCAGCTAGAAATGTTTCAGAATCTAGAATTGGAATGTTTGTAGTTTCATCAGCAATTACCGATAAACTACCCCAATATCTAACTCTAATCTCAACAATTCCAACTGCACCTATGAAAAACATGGTATTTGATTCACGCCACGACCAATATTGAAGTCTATCAGATGGAGTTAAATCAGGAGTCCATGTCCTCTCTTCCATCTTTCTGTATTCAGTATCTGATTCATTTTGGAATTTCTCATGAACCATGATCGGATAAAGTAAATTTTCAGGAAGATCGTTAGCACCAGCTCCAATAGATATCTCTATAGTATTTGCAGGTACTTCAATTTCAGCAGTTTGCTCACGCGCTACAGATACACCATTATCTACTAATTGCTGCTGTAATTCCCGATAAGCTTTCTTAAGCGCAGGCAATAAAACTGTATTTGTATACAGCTTTGCTCCTACGTCATTAAGTAAGAATCTTGCTTCGTCAAGAGCTACAGAAGCTAGAGGCATTTACTTAGTTCCTTGGGATACTGGTTGAGCCGCCTTCAAAGCTACAACAGATAATGAATCACGATAGGCTTTGAGGCCGGACGGGTTAATCTCTGTTTTGCAGTTCAAGCAAATTAAAGCTGAAGATGGAATCATATAGCCGCACGCAAAGCAAGCTACAAGGTTTGCAACTACAGCAGTTAGATATTCACGATTCAAACCTAAATATTTAGCGGCAAAACGCTGTAGATCAGAGATTGAACGTTGCCTTCCACGAGCATTAGGATCAGACCAAACGTCGTCAGCTAATTTAACGATGTTTACGAACCAACGCTTTTGGGCCGCAAGTAAGCCTTCTAGTAGATCGGGAAAATTCTTTTTGATACTCTCTTTATCGTGCTTACCTGAAATCGCCTTGATTCCAGGATAAGCATCTTCAGAGACACCATGCGTTCCCATGATATGATCGCGTGCAATTGATCCGGCGACTTCAATACCAGAGATCATACGTGAGAGGCTATGGCCATCAAGCGTTGGAACGTGATTAATGCAATCGGTAATATGAGTTACCGTGAAATCATCTTTTTCTGTTGCCTTAGGAATTAAGAATACCGAAGGCAATAAGCCTGGCTTGGGTTCTGCAACGTCATATGGTAGAAAAGAGATAACCGTAGCAGATACGGGAAATTCACTTGCTTCCATTTTACCCTCTTGGAATATTCAGTCCGGCTAGAGATACACCTTCCTGCGAATGCAGGGCGTCAGATTGAGTTGGATTCCCACCTAACAACTCATAGAATTTCTCGTATTCTTTCTGCATACGTTCTTCATCGGAGAGTTGCGATTGTGGACCCTTCAATGCGGATTCGATAAGAAAGAGTACAGCATTCAAATTAGGTTTCTGGTATCCACCAGTTTTAGGATCTATGAAAGCCCAAAGGGGCTCATATGTATGACGAGTCGTAAGTTCAGTATTACTTGTGTAAAATAATTTTTCAAGAATCCAATGATCTTCAGGGATATAATTGTACTTTGGGACTTCGATTACGCCAACTTCTTCGCGAATAAAAATATGACCATAGAAGACAGAATATTTGCCCTGTCTCTTTTCTGTTAAAGCTTTAGTATTCTGTACTAAGCGATACATCGGTAAAGAAAGCTCTGTATCTCTACCATACTTCTTTACCAATTCTTTATTAATGATCTTGTAGTACTCCATTACTTTTTTCTCTTTTTCGTACGACGACTTTGGGATAAAGCAATTGCAACAGCTTGATCATGAGGCCGGCCAGACGCTTGCAATTCTTTAATATTGCTAGAAATTGTCTTCTGACTCGAACCCTTTTTTAGTGGCATAAAATCAACCTTGGCCGTTTTTAATTGGAACGGCCAAACCAACGCGATTAGTAACCAGTCGGAATCGTTAGACCAGAAATGTAGCTGCAAACCGCAGGATTGGAAACGAAGAAGTTAAAGCTAGCCACAATGTAGAAGATTTCAGCGGCTGCGATACCACCTGATCCACCACGAAGTGGGAACATACGCTTGCCATCACGAGTCTCGTAGAAGTCAGCAGCGTGCATTTCTGCACGACCCCAAACTTCATTCACAACGAAGTCAATACGAGTCTTGTCCCAAGAATACGAAGTCTTAACAGGCGCGCCAGCCATCTGTAAACCATCACCAAAATAAAGATCAAGGCTTTCTTCCTTGGCCTGTTTCTGGATAATGGAAACTAGCTGACCAACTTCTTCATACGCTTGTTTCTGGCAAGGGTGCATCCATGCGGTCGTTTTACGAATCTGGTTGATACCAACGCGATCACCAATCTTGTTGATTGCTAAACGAGCAAAAGGTAGAGCAAACGCTCCACCAGCAACAACTTGGTTTGCACGAATAGCAGGAACATCAGCGCGATTTAAACCAAGCCACGTACCCGTTGAAGCCGCGTTGTGGTGATAAGGTACGCCAAAGACCCAAACAGGAGGAGTCGAAGTTGGGCCGGAAACAACAATTTTATCCCCGGCTACTAAGCCAGCAGCGGTACCGTTGAAACGTACCTGTTTGTTCTGTAGATCATAGAGGTCGATAGGCGCCTCGCCCGCTGGTACGTTTGCAGGAGTACCAGTAAAAACCCGACGAGTCGTAAGAGTTGAGTTATACACCGAATACGTATGGTCGTCACGAAGTAAGCGAACGCCAAAGCCATCGCCTACCGCGTTTGCAGTAATCGTATCTTTGCCACCCGCAGTCGAAACTGCGGAAACGGTAGCAAAAACTCCAGTACCATCAGTCATAGCTGAGGAGTCAACGTTGCGTCGGAACTCCGCCATAGCCTTTGCAAGCAAATGTCGGAATGTCTGAACTACGGCCTTTCTCGAATCATCGGTAGCCCAATCCGACTTTTTGGTCCACTCAACAGCATGACGCATGTCAATAGTTGAGATGACCGCCTTGTCGAAGGTTGGTCCCGAACCGCGTCCCAAATCTCCGCCGTTTGAATCAAAACCTCCAAAGCGGCCGCCCGGCCGTACTTCGAGAGGAATTCTCATATCCCGGGCAGAGACTTTTTCTACATCACGTTTCTCGATTGTCGAGAAAAACGTGTCATCGAAATCAAAGAGAGTCGGCACGTTTGGCCGAACTCGCTCCATTTCGTTTGCGACTACTTGAGATTCAGTTAACGCCATGGCCTAGGCTCCATTAATAATGTCCATCTCGCTAAGTCTTTTTTGCTTTGCTTCCTTCGGTGTAATAACTTTAGACTTAGTACGGGATGGCGTTGAGTTAGTTGGTACGATTGTCTTCCCCTTTACTTTGGGCACTGTGCCAATTGCTTCTGCATACAGTTTAGATTTGATTCCGGGGAGTATCATTTTAGCGCGGCCTAGGAACGCGCGTTTAATACTAGGCTTTAAATCATCCCTAAAACCATTTTTGGCAGCATTTGCCCAATGCGACTGAAATAATTTCTTTGATGCAGGATCTTTTGCAATTCTTTGATTTGTACTTACGATAATTTCTTCAATTAATTTATTCTTTGTAAATTGAGTAAGCTTATTCTCAGGGTCTAAATCTTTTTCAATTTCAGCCTTTAGCAATTTATAAGTATCTTCTTTGACTGAAGATTCAAAGTTGCTAGCTTGCTGAATCACTAAATTGTTACGTTCATCTTCAAGCTGTTTTACTTTAGGATCTTCTCGATACATTGTAGCCGGATCTTCCTTTGGAATCCCGGCCGGCCCATAAATGAAGTTTGCCATTACAATCGCGGCATTCTTCAGATTATCGTCTTTAATCTCTCCAGCCTTGTTTACCGCTGTCTGCAACAGAGTACGGAATACAGGATTTATCGCCCTGATATATAATTGCGGATTGGCCTCACCAAGCATTGGCAAAATCGTATCGGCGACCTTAGTCAAAGCATTGGGATTGGTACTCTTAATCGCATTAATAACTTCCCCAAGTTCACCCTGGGTTACAGATTCATCAAATGTATCAAAAATTTCAGACTTACGCGCGGCCGTTTCTGCATCTTCTACCGTTGGGAAATACTCTGCATACTTTTCGGCCTTGAAAAAATTCGCTTGAATCTGAGGATACTTCTTAAAAACTTCGGGGAATTCTTTACGTAACTGATTGAATGGAGGAGTGTTTGGTGATAATTCTTTCTCCTCGTCTTCAGACTCTTCAGTCTCTTCTGATTCCTCTTCATCGGTTACTTCAGGTTTTTCATCAGATTCCTCAGTTTCTTCTACGGTCTCTTCATTTTCATCTGGCGGAGTTTCATCTTCAGACGTTTCCGAGGTCTCGCCTGCATTTAAAATGTCCGCTTCTTTGCCTGAAACCCCATCAAAATCAGGACTGTTTGGGGGGTTGACTGTCGGAAGGTTTTCCTCCGCCATTTACATTCTCCATTTGTGCTTGCTGCAATGCAGCTTGCATAGCTTTTTCTTGAATACGCATTTGATGCTCTTGTAAGTGGAGCATCACATTTTGATAACCTTCTGGATTAGATTGCTTAAGATACTGGCCTGAATCTGAGACTAAAAATGCCTGCGCTGTTTCTGAATGAATTTCGTCTACGTCTACTTCTTCGATTGGAACGGATGAGACCATAATGGGTTGTTGAGTTTCAGAATCAAATTCCTGGCCCGGCATCGGAGCCGAGACCATTAATTGTAGATTCTCAACGAGTTGTTTATTTCTCTGGTCATCACCAGGGATATAAAGCTGTCCCATTCCAACGAGTCGTGCGATTGACCCAATATTCTCTGGGTGTCGTAAAATTCCACCAATGAATTCATTTCCACCGTTAATAAATTCCATAACGAGACTGCGCTTCTGAGCGTCAGAAATTGGAAATTGATCTGACGATTCAGCTTCTACTTCTCCGACACGACCTTGCAATTCAGCTTTTTTGATCCAAACATTAATATAAGAATTGCCATTACGTTGAGCATACGACTCATCAAATTGTAGATTACGAGCATACTCTTTGCAAGCCTTGAAGGTAGTATCTTTCCACCAAATATTGAGCATCTTCCAAATCAAACTCAAACGTTGTAGAGCCTGGTTACGTGAAGATTCATACTCTTTATAGGTTCCAGAGCCGCCTTCTAAGCTGCCACCATAAATTGAAGGAAATGCGCCAGAAACGAATTGGCCCGCCTGAGTTAATCTGTCACCGAATGAATCTACTTCACGAGACAAAGTAGCAGTTTTAACTGTATGGAACATTCCTGTGAGATTTTGGCCGGGTTGAACTTTGGCAGGATAAACCATACCAGGTTCAGATGGAGTTTCTGAGAATTTATCCCAATCAATCGCGTTAGCTTCAGCGAATGTCATAGGGATTCCATAAAGAATCGTTCGCAAAGTTAGATTGTACATATCATTGGTCATCTCTTGAATATCAATCAAGGTTCGACCAATGGGCGCCGCGTGAATATAGGTACTCGTTGGACTTTGTGAAATAGTCCAATGATCGTCCATATTTTCCGGGCACGCTTCTGCGAATAAATCATTTAGGAATAGAATGTATACTCCGTTAGGATATTTTTCCTGAAATTCCTCCCGCATTGCATTGTCTTGGAGCATCCAATATGCCCAAGGCCGGAGCCAAATACGTCTAAACGTAACCAAATCTAATGATTGGGTTTCAAACGCTTCGCTCGGCTGCCGGGCCCAACGCTCATACGATGAATAAGAATTTTCAGCTGTAATTTTTTTGTCAAGATGTGGAAACAAAGCTTTTGCTAGAGAGACATGATGTTCCGACTCAAGGATTAAGTATGGCGTATTCTTAATATCTGAAATATAAAAGGGAACCTGTACGTTCATTGGGCCATAAAGCTCAATGATTTCTCGAGATTTGGGATAATCTTCATAAGTAGGAATTAAGACTTTTTCAGTTTGATTAATAATTTCAGGCGTGACCATCTGCATACAAGTTGGGCACGTCTTTGTGATACTTTCTTCTGAATATACATCATCTTCTACTTCATCAAGGGCTTCGCCGCAGTTGGGACAAACTTCATGCGCAACTTCTTGCTCGGTCTCAACTGTTTTAGGAGTCTTGACCGTACCATACTCTGGTGAAGTGTGATGATAGTTATATGCTGCAACGAATGACTGGTTAAATAAAATAAATAAAGCTTTTATGAAAAGCGATGATGCATTGTTATGAATGTGGATTAAATTGGCGATTTTTCCATAGGCTTTCGCAGTAGAGATATCATCAGGATTGTCAGCATTATCAGGAGCAAATCGTACACCAGGTAAAGTAGCAGAAAGACCAGCAATGATTGATTCGCCATAAGAACGATAAACGTTGATAACACGGCCAATGTCGTTAGCAGACATATTACTATCGTCGTCTTCGACACCATCTTCAAACGGTCGCCAATCATTTGCAGCTTCAGAGAAGAAAATATTTTGAAGACTCTGCCAGTAATAATCATTTTTTTTCCACTCCATGATATTAGCTTGGCGAATCGTCTTCTGCTGTTTTTCTAGATCAGAGATAATATCACTTAAAGCTTTACGTAAATCCTCTGGATAATCCTCTTCATATTTAAGTAGAGCAAGCTCTTCTTTAGAAAGCTGTGCTAAAGCTTCAACTTCTTCGACCGGGGGGAGATTAACAATACTCATCTAAATAAACCCGGTGCCATACCTTCAAACATACCAGACATACCAGACATAAAGTTACCAAAAGAAGGATTTGAAGACGTTTGATCCGGAACGAACGACTGATCACCCGTAATATTAGCTAAAAGATTTTGAACACCAGGCACGGATTTGGAAAGTTCATTCATACCTAATGCACCAGCACCGACTAAACCAACTCCAGGAGCAATTGCTCTTTTATACCAAGGCGCATTAGGTCCAAACTGTTCACCAAATTGAGCCATTTGCATATAACGATCAATTGGTGATAATTCTTGCTGGCTCATTCCAAATAAACGTGGATCTTGTGCAATTCCAGCTCGATGTGCATCAACGTTTTGAAAAGCCTGGGCCGGCCCGCCCATACTCCACATTAAATCACGATAATCCATTATCGTTCTCTAGCTTTCTTACGTGATTGCATTTCTAAAACGTGTCTTATTTGGCCTTGCGTCCTAAATCTAAAAGCATCAATTGGCTTTTGTTCACCATGCTGTACGGGTACTGCATCTTTAACAGGTTTTAGAAGATGAATAATCTCTTCCAACTTTTCAAAAAGCATTTCATTAGTGATAGAGCTTGACTCCACCTCGATGAAATCTCTTTTCTTCGAACTTTTCCATCTGTTGATAAAATGCAAACTGATTTCCCGTAGATTCAACATCTTGCAAAATCCTCGCCAATTCTTTGTGCTTCTCAGCTTCTCGATCCAAACCGTTTAAGTAACGATCAACAGCCTTCATTAGATAACGGCAGCCATCAATCGGGTCGTCTCCGTCAAACTCTTTGATATCTTCTTTGTTCTTTTCGTCGTATACGCAGTTTGGAATCGTGTCGATTAAAACTTTGCAATTAGCGAAGATTTGAAGCCTTGGGATATTTGTTTCAGGCGGATCAGGTTGAAAAATACTTTCATATTCTTTGAAACGCTTTGGCCCATAAATACGCATGATACGATTCGCTGTCTCTAAATTATAACCCTCAGGAGGGATATATTTTGGAGGCCGCGGTTTCCAACGTAGCATTTCCTGAAGTAACATTTTTCCGCCAACGCGATCATTATCGGCCCGGTGTGGCATTATTCCTGAATGCTTTTGGAATTGTTGTGCAATCGTCTCTTCATCTCCGCGTTGATTCCAGGCAGAAGGATCTAATTCAAAAGTTTTAAGTTGCTCTTTGCCAAGATCACGTTTGAAGTCAGCAGCCCACTCAGAAATATATTTCCCTTTCTGACAATATTCATAGTAGATGAATACTCGCATGTCGGGAGATATTGCAGCTTTGCCAATCCATGTATTTGCAGCGAATCCCCAATCGCCTGCGGCAATACGAGGCCACCATTCAGGGATTGTAAATGGATCAATTACGTGTAAAGCATTTAATGGCTCGTCTTTGTAACGATGTTCTCTGAAATCAGGAAATACCTGGCCCTCGAATGCTGACCAATTTCCTTCTGCCTTAGCTTCATACTCACGTTCGCCTAACATACGGAGACGATTTATATAGTTAGGATCTGATTCAAGAAGTTTAGGATTATCCTGCATCTTAGCAGGAATAAAAATTGATTTCGAGACCAGATGTCCCTTTACTTTATAATGAATAGGGGTTCGTCCATCTGGTGACGGATCAATAAAACGCTTTTTTACCCACGCATGACCTTCTCCGCCCGGGTTTGATCCCGAGCGCATAATGGTTGGTAATCCAGTTTGTTTGTGTGCTGATCTGCAACGTGTTGAAAGGTACGTATACATACGTTCGGTAAAGTGGGTTAGCTCGTCCCATCCAATATAGTTGTATGCAGCACCATCATGCTTATAAACGTCAGCATCCGAGTCAATGTAGCCTAGACGTTGTGTAGCTCCGGATGGAAAGTACCAAATATGTTTAGTTTCGTTGTACTTGCCCCCAACAAGAGGATAATATTCTCTTGTCTTAGGGATAACATGTTCCTCAAGTTGGGGGAAAGTACGCCGAAAAATGATCCCATTGTAATGTTTGTTGAGATGGAAACCACGAGTAATTGGAAGCATTACTAAGCCTTCGGTTTTTCCACCACCTAAGGCTCCGCCATAAAACGCTTCAAAGAAATCATCGGGCAAGCTAAGAAATTCTTCTTGCCGGCCCGGGTTTGGTCTCCATTCCAACATTTTAATTACGAAGTGTAGCTCGGATACCAAAGTCCCTGCGATGGTACATAAGTAAGGAAAAGTACCTTACCAACAACCGCAGTAAATGCCAGACCAATTGCCTTAGAGTTTCCAGAGGCAACTCCACCAGTCGCGCCAGTGAAAATGCCAGTAGGAATTAAAGCAATAGTTCCAGCGAAGCCTTCATACGGCAGATCAACTAAAACTTGGGCAGCCGTACCAGAGACTCTATGAAGATAATTGGTAATAGCTAAACTCGTACCAGCTGAAGAAGCTAAAAGTGCTCCTTCAATACCCTGAGTCGAGCCGCCAGGTGTAGTCAGCCCAAAACGTTTCGATTCAAAATCTGAAGCAGCAGACATTTCTAGTTCTCCCCATTCTTTTTAGCTTCTTGATCGGCAGCTTGCTCCTGTGCAAGTTTGTTTAAAGTAGTCTTATCGACCATGCCCTGTGCAACTTTTTGCCTAAAATCTGAATCTAAGATACCAGCCCCGGTTAAGAATGAACCTAAGTTCGTCATTAGTATGCTAAATCTAGCACAATGGGTTTCTAAACCAGGACAGCCAAAGTTCCAGACATAGACACCGACTAGTCCGAAAACTAAACCTACCCACATCTTATTACGTTTTAGGAAATCCACGTTTTTGTACCTTTTCCCTACTTGACGTAGTAAAATATTTTTAAATCCCAACGACGATTCCTACTCTTATGAGTGAGGATTGGCCGCCGAGAATTGCATCACCTTTAAGGGAAAGCTTCGCATCTTTGTAGTTATAAAGCTTTACCATGCCTACAATATGGCCGGTAAAAACGTAGAGACCATCAGGATTCAATCTTTGATCCGGCCCACCACCGAGATAGAGATAAGATGCTCTGTTTTTCGTGGAGAATTTAACTCCGCCTGTAA